CGGCAGGTTCTAACTCTACAGAAATTATTCTAGGATCTTGACGTAATTCGCCTGCTTCCCAATCTGTCATTAGATACACTGTGTTTCTGCTAGTAGGTCTGCGATCAACACAGTCTATAGGTCTTGACAAGTCTGAACCCTGTGGAGTTTTGCCATCGGTTTCAAGTTCGTCGTAGATGATATCCAAATCGGCAGCTTGTCGCACAGTGACAATATATTTTCTGCGTCGAATGTAATCTATCAAAGACATTTTAGTTCTCTAATTGTACCATCGTTAAGGTCACTGTAATATTAGCTGTAGCTCCTGACTTGTTTTTAACCGCAGCATAGACTGCGTTAGCAACGACTCCTTCATTGTTAAAGCCTAACACAGCCGGGCTCATTAGCACAGTTTGCGCACCAGAAGTGATAACCTCCGCAATGACACCGGCTCCTGGACTAGGATCTACACCTTCTGCTCTACCACTATCAGCAGATCTACTAGCAGTGTCAGTGTACAATCTTACCCAAGCAGCATGTGATGTCTGTATTTTAAACAGGGCAAAAGTTTTAAAGGCAGTCAAGACAATATCCGCATTGGCAGAATCTGCAATATTGCCCGTAGAGGCAGTTTGACTGGTTCTACTGGCCAGAACACCACCGCCCCCACCTACCGTGGTCCATGTTAATGTACCGGATCCATTCGTAGTCAATGCCTGACCGGCTGTTCCATCAATACCTGGCAGTGTCCAAGTAACATTAGCAGATACAGTAGATGGAGCCTGGAATGCTACCCAATTACTGCTGTCAGCATCTGCGAATCTTAAATCATTTTGGCCATTTAATTGCAAATTTGAACTAACATTTATTCCGTTGGCAGCGGTCAATTCGCCTATGGTATCAAACTTTACTAACCCACTGCTTAAGATCTGGAGCCTATTTTTTAAACCAGCTACACCAGAAACTAATCCGTCATGTAATACAAAATTAAATTTGCTAGGAATTCTTCCAGATGAAACAGCCCCATCAACGGTAGCTTGAATAATGGCTCCGCCTACGGCCTGTGTGCCGTCGCTGGCAGAAAATACAATATTAGCAAGTCTGTCATTGTTCTGAACTGTTGTTTGAGCGGCAGCAGTACCCCTTGTTCTATAAAAACTAAAATTTACTGCTTCCGCTGTGTTATGATGTTGTGCAAATACAAATCCTACACCTGGAGTTGAGCTATAAGTTTCTCTTACAACGTACAAGTTTCCATCTAAGCCATTTGGCTGATCGCCAATCACGACTAGTCCTGCAAGTGGTGCAATATTGAGGTTACCTGATGTACGTGTAATACTGCTATTAATAAACAATCTACCAGTACCATTTGGAGCAATGGTTATATTACCATTGCTTGCTGACACAATGCTACGTCCATTAACGTCTAAATTTCCACCCAATTGAGGACTAGTATCATTTACAATATCAGTAAGTCCACCTCCGCCACCTGAAATTATATTGCCGCCAGCAGTGGACCCATCACCAACATAGACTAATTTTGTATCTGTGGTGTAGATCAATTCACCTGTTGCGGGTGTTATACTGGTTCTTTGTGCACTTGTACCGCGTCTTATCTGTAATGCCATTTTATTATCCTATTAAACAAATGATCCTAAGTCTAAAGTGAACCCTGCCGGACTAGCAAATGATCCAAAATCCAGCCCGCCACTACCCCCACCGCCAGAAGGAGCTGGAATCCAATTCAAACTACCACTGCCGTTGGTGCTGAGCACATAGCCGTTAAGCCCGCCTGGTATAACCAAGTTTGCGACCGAACCTAATGTCAGTGTGCCGGTCAGTGCTGTATTTCCTATCACTTGAACATCACCGGGAACTTCTAGATCATTTCCAAGTACGACTTCCCCCGACGGACTACCAATGTCTATTCTTATGGCTGCCTGCCCCATGAATACGTAATTAGCAGTTTCATTGTAAACATAACCACTGCTATTTGTAGTTTTTAACCGTCCGTTATTGCCTATAACTATATCTTCATTTACACGGAATTCACTGGCAACAGTAACTATCCCGGTATTTTTACCGATGTTTATATTATCTGCCTGCCCACCAAAATTCACATTGGTCACTGTGGTGTTAAGGATATTGAAAGTGTTAACAGAACTGGTCAAATCACCGCCATTGATTTCTACATCGCCGCTAAATGTACTACCTCCTGTGATGATGATGTTTCCTGTTCCGGTGATATTAAACCCACCTAGCTGCAAATTCCCACCAAGCACTGGCACAGTGTCTCTAGTGATGTCAATGACACTGGCAACCGTGACATCGTTCGCGTTCTGTGTCACTGTCATGCCAGTGCCGGCCAAAATACTACGCAGTCGTAGATTATCACCAGATTTTTCTTTGAATATCTGTGCGCCAGCACCAATATTTTCTGCTGTGACCGCACTGGTGTCATCTATGAACTGGAAGTTGTTATTGACTTTTTCAAAGGCCGTGCGTAGATCATCTCCTGTACCAGAGTTGGCATATGTTCCCAGATTTATTAACTGTATTGGCATCTATTTCTCACGGTTATCAGCAGTTCCAACGGCGTAGTGCCTTGTTTATTGGACTGTCGGGATTTCGTTTTGTCTTAGCACTGGCGTGTGCTTTCTTCATTCCTCGCATACGTGCACAGAAACTTTTACGTCTTTTTGCCGCTTTAGAACCTTTTTTCAGCTTACTAGGCTTAGTAGTGACAGCAGTCTGTAATTTTGAACCTGGATTTTCTCTACGATAAGCTTTTACTGCCTTTCTACTCATGCCTGAAGTCTTATCACGCTTATTGACTTTTTGCCAATCTTCTGCCAAAGTTAACAGTTCTACATCGTCGGCCTGATCAAAATCCTGCCATACCTGATCGACATCAACACCATGAATTTCTGCAATGCTTTCTATCAATTGCTCTACAATATCAAATTGTTCATTTAGATAGGATTCACTGAGGATGTTATCATGATCATCAGTAAAATCTTCTGTCAATTCTGTAATCTTCATAAATTCCTCTTTTGTATATTTACCGTTATTACCAAGTGTGCATGATCCGTGCTATGGTTAGAACGAACTGCCTGTTATCTGACGCCAAATTTCACTGCTTCCGTCAAAATCCTGAAAACAGTAATAGAAATGCGTGCTATCGGCAGCATACATGCCGGCCTTGTCGCCTGCGCTGCCAATGGCAGAATCGGGGATATTTTGTTGATATCTACTGTAGATTTCAGTGAAATTGGTATTGACCTTTTGAAAGGCTGTGCGCAACGGATCACCGTTGCCTTGATCCGCAGTGCCTAAATTTATCAGTTGTTGTGCCATTATACTCGCCCCACTGCAATTTCAATTACGCCGGCCTCGGAGTAATTTTTATCCTGTAATGCTTTACCAATTATAGTTCCTATCTGCGGATCGAAGGCGCGCACCGCATGTCCAGCAGTGTTTGATGTAGTTAACATTTCACCCTTCTTGACACGCCCTATTACTTTACAGGGCACACGACCTTGCAAGGCCACACAAATTCCCCCGTCCTGAAGTTCTTGATTCATAATAAATCCTGGTTTAGTTGTTACCACGCCTGCCAGTGTATTATCTTGCTGTCTCGTGCTAATTGTAACTTCTTGATCTCCACCGAATATTAACACGGTGCCCGATTCATATATTTGATCTGATCTATAATATTCTGCTAAGTCAGCGTATCTTGCACTGGTAGCGGTTCCTTGGAATAAGTTAGCATATATATCACCGCTGCCATCTCTAGCTGCAATGGTGTTTGCCGTAGCAGTGGTAGCAGCAGATCTATATGAGGCGCTTACTAGCAGTGCGTCAGCATTGGTAGCTGTGGTAGCTGTGGTAGCAGTACCTGCAGTAGTGGCAAAAGTAGCAGACAGCGTCGAACTAGCCCCAAGAGTAAATTGTCCTGTTAATGTCACAGGTGTGCTAGCAGCAGCTCCTCCCGTAGCACTTATTACCTCAACACCACCAGGAGTTTTTAATTTCAATGTTGTGCTTGAATAGCTCAATACTTCAAGACTGTTTAATAAAAATGCCTGGGCATCAAGTCTTCCACTAGAATCTCTCAATGCCAATGTGCTGTTAGTGGCGGTGGCAGAAGTAGCGGTGATACCAAAAGTGTCATTTGGTGTACCAGTGGCAGTCAGTGTAAGTACGCCAGTGCTGCTAAACATATTGCTTAGACCTCTAGTTACCACAGTGTCTGCTGTTGTAGCACTGGGTGCCGCAGTAGCCCCTGTAAAGTTTGCTAGTACACTAGCATCACTTATGGTAGCAATATTTGATAAGGTAATGCCACCCGCTTTTATGCTTATTAAACCGCTGGCTGCTGTAAAATTAGTTGCACTGAAACTGGCTATGCCTTTCACGGTTGTAGAAGCATCATTCAAGCTGAGTTTACTTTGGGCGATCGCCGCCGATGAATTGATCTGTGCGTTTACAATGCTATCGGCAGCAATAGACAGACTGACTGTAGCACTGGGCACATATTCTACTGTGGCACCAGGACTGTGTGTAGCAGCCACAGTGCTCATTAATTCTCGATCAATACCATTTAGAGTATTTGCTGGACTGATATTACTGTAGCTGAAAATTTCACTGTCAATTTTAAATCTACCGCCGCTAGTGTCCCAGCCAGTGGTGCTAGCCACTACCAATGCTCCGCTTATAGGCGTAGTAGTAGCAATATTAGTAGTCAATGTGGTAGTAGTTGTATATGCAATAGATGAAGAGATATTGCCTGCTAGTGGTGCATTTGTAACAGCATTACCTGCTCCTAAAAATACTGGAATGTCACCCAGCGCGGCATTTTCAATGTATACATCCTCTAATTCACTGAATTCGTCGAATGCCTCTGTTTGTGTATCTACGTAATCTTTAGTGGCTGCATCGTTCACAGACACTGGATTGGCCAATCCTTGTATACGATTGCTACCCATTTGCAATGATGAAAGCATTGGATTAGCGCCATTCAATGGCAAGAATCCCGGTCCTATACGATCTCCAATACCCACGCTGAGACCGCTGTGATCAAGGCCCAGTCTTTTGTCAATATAACCTCGTGTTGCACTCTGAGTTGGCACGGTATCAACAGCATTGGCGGTCATTGTGTTGTCAGGTGAAAACTCGCTGACGACCACACCGCGTTTAAATCCTAGACCATCTAAGTTACTCAGTGCGATAGCAGCACTGAAAGTGACTGTACCAGTGCCCTGGTCAACAGTAAAGAATCTACCGACACGAAATACACCAAACTGATCAGTTGATACATAGAAAACACGACCCACTGTTTGTTCAAAAACTTCTTGACTTTGAACAGCGGCCTGTGCCGCGGCTCCGAATATTGTGTTTGGATAATTGGTTGTATTAAATCCACCTGTGCCGATATCTAAAAAGTCATGACCAGTTGCGCGACAAGTGCTGATTCGCACAGTAACTACACCAGTGGCGTTTGCATTCGCACCACAGCGAATTGTTCTTAATGCTGTTGTGCTGAAAATAGATCCTATTCCGTTCGCAGCAGTGACTGGACTGTTTTTATCACTGATGTCTGTAAACTCAATGTGCGCAGGAATCCTATTACGTACATTACCGCCACTGACATATGCTCCAAATCCAGTAGAATCAACGCCAGTAACACGCAGTTGATTAACAAAAATTTGGAAAGTGTTGGCAGTTAATACGGTGACCCAATAATTATTATTGTTCAGTTGTGTCATTCCAGTCACGCCAGTAATATTAACTTTGGCGCCGCTTACTAATCCATGTGCTACCGCAGTAATCACGCAAGGATTAGCCTGTGTGGCACCAGAAATTGCCTTCGCAGTGCCAAGTGATTCTGCATTGTAATTTGTGACCAGGTGTGTTTTACCACCCCATGCGAACATCAAGTCCCCTGTATTAAGTCTACTAACATCTTCTAGACTAGTTATATCTTCGACAGCTATCTTATTATCGCCCAGCGTGCCACCCATGGTCTTTGCCGAATTATCGGGATCTACTGTTCTAATGTTTGCAGCAGATGAATTAGGTTTAACGTAATCATAAGGCGCATCAGAGGTAAGAATAGCCTGATTATCTGGCAGTAGTTCGCCTGTGGATTCGACAAGATTGTAGGCAATAGTTCTGTAAACTTCTGTAAATTGATTATCAAATTGCAAAGCGGTACTAGGACGAACAGGTTGAACGTTTTCAACGCCGTCCATCTTAAAATTTGTTAATGTTCTAATACTCACAACTTGATCATGTATGAGAAATGCACCTAGACCAGTGCTAGTCCTATTATCATTAGCTGATGTACTAAGATTTAATTTAAGCACGGTCTGGCCTAAGTACGTAGTAGGTGTATTTTCTATTGTATTGACTTCATAGCGTAAGATACCAACTGCACCACCGTGATCTATTTCTAATTCAGATGTATTAGTAGGCTTATAGTCATAAGCATAAATGAAAACACTGACTGCCAGCTGGTTCATATTGCTAGAAGCAGTCATCACTGTTGCCGCGCCCACTGTTGATGATTCGGTCAAGACATACACACCGGCACCACCAGTTGTGCCTGATGTTTGACTGTCTATTAAACTGCCACTGGTCACTCCGGTACCTCTCACCGTTTGCCCAGCGGTCAGCGTACCAAATGCCACTGACGATACTGTCATATTACTGCCAGCGATTGTGGCAGTAAATTCAGCACCAACTGGTGCAAGTTTGTAAACTCTAGCAGTTTGACTTGTAGCATTTATTAACTGCACAGTATCTGGAGTTTCTGTCGGATCTGACCCGATGGCTCTAAGACCATAAGTACCGTTAGCATTACTACCGGCAACTGATCTAATTTGTCCGCCATTGACTGCAAAATAGGCAGTATGGCAGTAATAGGTAAATGTTGATACCTGTTCCGTTAATCCAGTATTGTTTACAACCACACCATAGCCTAGATCATTTATCTGGGTAAAGTCGTTGGCTAACATTGACCTATTTCCTGGTGTTTCTAATGTAATGGCAACATTACTTGACAGGAACGGTGTATTTTCTGCCAGCACCACTACCGCGATTCCAGTGGCTGCATCATATGATTTGATGTAGTCTACCTGATATCTGTTTCCGTCGTCATAAAACGCCGTTGGAGCCACGGGTCGTCTAAATGTTAAACCGGATAAGGTTAACTCTAAACCAGTACCGGATACCGCAGTAACATTGGCCTGTAAACGTCCAACAAAGCCGTCAATATACATACCACCCCGGAATGCCTGTCTGTTTATACTTTGACTGAAAGAGGATGCACTTTGGAAGTACGGACTCTTTGAGCTTATCGTTCCCGTTGGATCCAATACACACATAAATCCGCCATGTTGCTGGCCAGTGATATTCTGCATCTTACCTGCATCATTCCATAAGAACATATCCATGTCTTTATTATTTTTAGGTCTAGTTCTTATGAGTGTTGAAGAAACAGTCTGACTAGTATCAACAGTATACGTGCCGGTCAGTCCTGTGCCTGTACCTACGGCGGTGATGTCTGTGGACATTATAGTGGCTGTTACTGTAATTGACCCAACTGTTTGGGAGATATTGATAGTATATGTCCCTGCCCCACCGGTGCCGGTGCCATATCCAGTAATAATAGTTCCCGTAGAAATTCCAGTACCCGTAATTGTCTGGCCGGCTCTTAGGTTACCAGCCGATACCGCAGTGACCGTGATAGTAGTGCCTGTGATGCTAGCTGTCACCACAGCACTTGAAGTGTTTATGCTGTATGTTCCGGTCAGACCAGCAGTGCCTGAAAGTTGTGCTGTCACAGTG